GGATAGGGGGGTCGGGGGTGAGGTAGGGCTAAGCTTGGGCATTGGTATTGCCTCCAATTGGTTGAAGATTGCTGGCCATGTAATAACGGTCGCCGTCCAGGTAGGCGTCCATATCTTCCTTCTCGCGCGCCTCGTTGGGCGTCATCATGCCGTTCTGGATCCGCACCGCCATCGAGTCGGCCCGTGCTTTGCTGTCCATCCGCAGCAGGCTCTCCCGCACAAAGTGGAACTGGTTGTCGCTTTGCTCGGCCTGCGAGAGCCACTTGATCCGGGCGGCCTCTTCCCATGCCACCAGGTAGCTGTCCAGCGTGCCTTGCAGGTACTCAATGTATTTCTGCTCGTTCGAGTTGTAAGCCTCTTTGCCTCGGTTGAGCATGTGCTCGCTCAGCCCGAAAAAGTTGCAAATGTCCCGGTCCGTCGCGTCGATCGACTCCAGGAACTGCGCATCCTTGAGCTGGATATCGATTGGCTTGTATTCCAGGATCTTGTTGTCGAACACCGCCAGCCGGTAGGCATTCTCGGAGCCGCTCATCGTTTCTTCGTAGGCGTCCCGCACCTTCTTGCGTTTCTCTGCGTCCAGCTCGCCGTTCAGCTTGACGTAAGCGGCTGGCATGAAGCCCTGGCTGTAGAATTTGCTTTGCGTCTTGCGCGCCGCCAGCTGCCGCCCGAAGGTCTCCCGGGCGAACGTGATCATGCCCCTCCCTATGCAGCCGGTTTCGTCCGCGTTGATCATCAGGTGCAGGATCTCCACGTTCGGGATGTATTCGGTTTTGCCGTTGCTGAAAATGTGTTTAAACCAGAGGTTGCCTTCCATGTCGAACACCGGCTGCGTCCGGTTGGCCGGTAGGATCAGCAGCTGCGCCGGTCGCACCATTGGCCGCCAGATGTACGCATTCCCGTAGAATAATTGCCATTCGACCACCGCTTTTTTGAACAGGAACGGCGTCCAGCCCCAAACATTCGGACTCACCTGCAGCAGGTAAGCCATGTTGCGGGTTACCGCATCCGGTCGCACCTGGGCAATGCTCCTGCCCACCCGCCGGATCTGCTGGAAGGGCATCTTGGCCACGTCATCCCCGATGATGTTCTTCGCCCGGTATGCCGTTGCGATCCCCAGCGAACCTTGCGTTGTGACGCGTTCCTTGGCCTCGGTCTGGTAGCCCCAGGATGGCGCATACTCCGGCCGCGGCGTCTCGTTTGGATCTTCTTTTATCTTTGGCTGGCCGCTCAATAGACTACTCAACAGCATGGCTGGCCTTTGCCCTTCCGATCAGGTAACCAAAACCGGCCAGCATCATGCCTCCCACTATCCAGGCGGCAATGACGCTGATCTGTACCAGGCCATACAGGATGCACGCGCATCCCAACACCAGCAGTATGTCATCTAAATAATTGGCAAGTTTCTTGATCAACTTCGCTCCAAAAACAAAAAACCCGATGACTCGTTTGAGTCATCGGGTGCAATACTCCGATATTCACCCCAGATCTATCCCAGGGTTGCGTTGTAATCTGTACCGCGACATTTATGTCGCTCTTTGTAGGGGCGACCCTACGTGGTCGCCCATTCATTCGGTCGCTCTTTTTTTATTATAGCACAAATCTTACCTGTTGCGGCAGGCTATTCGTATCGTCCGGTCATCCGTGCGACTCTGGTTCGTCACGATCCGGCAGGTCACTTCATAATCCACGCCCGCCGTCCCGCCCGATAGCCAGGCTGTCACGGCGTTGGCAGATTTTGCCGTGCTGGCCAGCGTTATTCCGTCCGGCGCCGTCACGGTCGCCGTCGAGATCGTCTCCGACTCCGCCAGCCAATCCGACCAATCCCACTGGTAATCCAAAACTGCATCCGGGTCTTTTACAAAATCGTTAGACATTATCTATCTCCATTATACGAACTTCAGGTTGGATGATATTGGCGGTGTTTTCGCCGGTGATCATGCTTGTTCTTTCTTCTGCAAATATTAGGCATCCTCTGTCATCAAACGCCACTTCGTAGATTCTATCCTCCGCTGCAATAAAGTACGTTTGTTCAGCCGGTGTGAAATATACGATCAGGCTGGAAGTACCGGTCATCGTACCCCATAGCACGATCAGCAGGACTCCTGTTACGGTAAACCCGCTCGTCCCTGCAACCGAGCCGGATAAAGCCAATGCTACCGCACCCGCGACGGTTAGAGCTGATGTACCCGTCAATGCACCCGCTAATAACCAGGCCTTTTCTATGACAACCATCAGTTCGGATGTACCTGCCGCTGTTCCGGCCAGCGGGATATAAACCCAGCCGTAGTCGGTCAGTTCGCTGTATCCGGCTGCTGTCCCGGATAATGCGATCGCCAGGACTCCCGCCGCCGTCAGTTCGCTCGTCCCCGCCGATGTCCCCGCCAGTGGAATGATCACATATCCGGCCGCTACCAGTGCGGACGTTCCGGGCATCGTACCGGTCAGTGACCAGATGAAGATCCCGGCTGCCGTCAGTGCGCTCGTCCCGGCCAGCGTGCCGGAGATTGCAATCGTTATACTGGCTCCGCCGGTCAACGTACTCGTGCCTGTCGCCGTTCCGGCCAGTGGGATGGCTACCAGCCCGGCCAGGCTCAATGCAGAAGTTCCCGCGCTGGTTCCTGCCAGCGGGATCGCCAGGACTCCCGCAGCTGTCAGTTCGCTCGTCCCTGCTGATATCCCCGCCAGCGGGACTCCAATATATCCAGCCGCAACCAGCGCACTTGTTCCGGTCATCGTCCCGGAGAGCGACCAGATGAAGTTCCCTGCGGCGCTTAATTCGCTCGTCCCATCCATCGCCCCGGAGAGCGGCAGCGCTATCCCGCCCGCTGCCGTAAGCGCAGATGTTCCTGCCGCCGTTCCAGCCAGCGGAATATAAACCCAGCCGTAATCGGTCAGCTCGCTGTATCCCGCTGCCAGCCCGGATAATGCGATCTCCAGGACTCCCGCTGCTGTCAGTTCGCTCGTTCCCGCCGATGTCCCCGCCAGTGGAATGACCACAGATCCAGCCGCCACCAGCGCAGACGTGCCCGCCATTGTTCCCGTAATTAACCACAGAAAAGCGCCGGAGACAGTTAGCGAGCTTGTACCCATAGACGTTCCCGACAACGGAATCGCTACGGTCCCGATCAATGACAATGCAGAAGTGCCGGTTGCGGTTCCTGTCAACGGGATAGCGCACACGCCGGCAACGGTCAATGCAGATGTACCTGCACATGTTCCGCTTAGTAAGATGGACACCCAGCCAGCGCTTACCAGAACGCTTGTGCCTGTTTCTGTACCTGCTAGAGGAATGAAAACCTTCCCCGCCGTTGTCAGGGCAGAGGCGCCTGTTATCGACCCGGACAAAGAATAACTTACACCACCAGGAGCGTCTGGATTAGAAACAAATGGTTGTGCCTGGAATACATAATCCATCGACGACAGCCCAAGCCCCGCCTTTGCAGGAACGCTAACAAACGGCTGCGCTTGAAAAACGTAGTCCATTGTCAGCAGATCAGCAGGAGCAGGTATTGTCATTATGCCGCCTGTGTAATAGTCATATCTTCAATATAAACGCTTTCATCGGCAGTACTGGCAACCCACCACGCCCACGCCTCTATCTCTACCACCCCTGCTGCGGTTGGGGTAAACGTAATCGTCACTTCGTGCCAATCTGCATCTGCCGTACCCATATTGGTTTTAACGTCTGCTGTTCCATCAGACCAGGCAATCTGCCCGACTCTGCAAACCAATGCCCCCAGAATATCAGTAGTGCTGGTCAATTTCATGTATGCCTTGACTGTGACAAGTTTGTTAGCGGCTACGGCTATTTTAGCCACAGATAAATTGAGCGGATAGTAACTATTTCTAGAAGAGGACGTTGGTGACAATTTCCACATGATCCCGGTTCCACCAACCCTATCGGTTGCCAGAGAATTGATTGTCCCAAAACTAGTATATATCCAATTGCCACTGACAGACCCACTTTGATTTTCAGAAAATATGCGCAGATTAGCACCATTAATAGTAGTGCTCATTGAAACAACAGTTGATTCGGCAAAAGCGCCGTTGCGGATATAATTATTACCACTCACATGATAAATTGATGCAGTAATATTATCACTTGTAGATATACTGTTTATTCTGTTATTGATTCCCGCGCAGGATAACCCATAATTATTATAATTAGCATTAACTATGCTTCTAATTATGTTGTTGTGCCCAGACACAGTCACACCCGCAACGATATTATTATTTAGATTAGTTACTCTTAATATGTTGGAACTTCCCCCCACGACGATTCCAGACCCAATTCCACTTGATCCATTACTATTTGCGTTAATTACATCAATATTATGACAGAAAGAAGTAGATGCTATTTGTACTCCATTATAAAGACAATTATTCGCGTTTGTGATAACAAGAGTACAATAACAGCTTCCTAACACCACAATTCCATTATTATTATTATTGCAGTTGGTTGTGGTTATGGCGTTATAGGAACTGTTTATCAAAAGAAAATAATAAAATCTACAACCGCATAGTCCACTTATGGTAATATAATCTTTAGTGATGGGAATATTAATTCCGTACCCGTAACTATTAAATCCATCAATAAACGTTTCTCCGTCTATGGTGTCGGTAGAGATGTTATATCCGCCTATAAAACTAAGCGTATTTCCAACCGTACCACTTACTTGAACAATATTCACACAGTCACTATATGCGAGTATAGGCATCTTTATTGTTTCGCGTTTCCATGTCTCCCCATATCCACCAGCTCCCGAATATCCTCTGCCAGCATTTGCATAAAACGAATTATCATTGTCTAACAAAACCGTGACGCCATTGATACTCTGAATGGCAAACCATCCCTCAGTTCCTCCGTAAGCCGCAGAGTTCAATGAGATCAAACTTTGCAGATTCAACCCGGAAGTAGTACAGGCAACAACAGCATCTATGACAATATATGACGCAGATGTCGGAGCAACTGTATCGGCATAGATGGCAATGGATGCGGTTGACGCTCCCAGGTTCCCCCCGCCCGTTTTGGTAATCGTAAGAGGAATCCACACACCAGCGGATGGAATAGCCGGGATAAGAAATTCATCTACAATTGTTTCCCCGGTTGCCCCGGAACATAGGACGATGCGCCATTGTCCCGCAGTGATAGCGACAGAGCTATAAATCCAGAATGACAACTTTTGGTATCCCGCCAATGTGCCCGGAGTTATAGCATAGTACGCCAGTTTGGAACCAAGTTTAACGGCAGTAGGAGCGGCAATTTTCATGCTGTAAGAACCTTCTTTTGCCCCGGTTCCAACAGCCTGTCTTGTAACAGTACAAACAGCAACGGTAGTAATGTTTACAGTCAGAGCATCATTACCACTTCCGCTAGTGTGTGCGGTAACTTTACCCGTCCCGGTTGTATAGCCTCCATTCCCCCCTGCCACAAGCGCAACGGCAGTTACAACTCCCCCCGTTTGCGCAGTGACTTTTCCTGTCGCCCCCGTTCCTCCGGTTGTAATATTAAAAGTATCGTTTACAGCATATCCTGCTCCTCCGTTAGTCGGAGTAGCATTCAGCACAGTAATAAGACCAGTAACGGCTGTCCACGCCGTTTCACATAGATCAACCGTTGTAGTTTGCGCCGCGTCCAGCGTTACCGTCTTGCTTCTGTCTGTCCAGGTTGCGCTTCCTATACTGGTGGGAGCGGACGATTTAGCAATGTGAATAGTATCCCCTGCCGCAACCCCATGCGCGGCAGTTGGCCCCCCCGTTATTGTCGCCCAGGGATGTCCAGCTGCAAAACTATCGCCTGCCCATGTGTCATTTCCATTCTCGAAGTCAAGATACCAAGTATTAGGCATAACTCATCCTAATGTTGAAGGTATGATGGATGGATCCCGATAACTTTCGAGTTGTCGGGGTCGATCCCATAAATAAATTTGACTGGCTCACATCTTACCTACGACGTGTAAACACCAGATTCTCTTGCAGGAGCATCCCGGAATGTAGCGCAACAGTTCCGCAGACAACGCCATTGATCTTGAATATCGCAATAACTCCATCTGCCACGCCGGTCATAGGAACGTCCACCGAATAGGCGGGTTGCCCATTCCACAAGATAACCTGTGTTTTGTCAACCACACCGCGCCCAATGGACACTGACACAGTCTGTCCTACATGCCCACCTAGAACATAGCCCCATACCGTAGCAGGCATAGCGGGCGGCAGGATTGCGGCAATGCAAACTAAACCGATCAAAGCCAGCAAAATTAGTTTCTTCATAACAAACTCCTTTTTAGCTTACCGTTACGTCTAAAGCTCCAATAGCAAATGAAACAACATCGCCAATGGTCGGCTCGTAGGTGGCCACATCCAGCGCAGTCGGGCCAAAGAGCAGGTTATCGCTGCCTTCCATTCCACCGTCCAGGATGCCGAAGTGCGTCAACTCACCCCAGCTTGCCGTCGGGGTCGGGAACGTGATCGCCGCCGTATTCTCAGTTGCGCCGTCTGTTGCACCAGGTGCGTCCCAGGCGGAGGTTCCCGCACAGGCGACGCGCTCATAGGCCGTGCCGCTGGTCGAGACCTCTGTCGGTCCGGTATTGTAGAGCGCCACATACACGCTCGCCCCGGGTGTGTTGAATTGCGTGTTGCGCAGCACGTGGCTGAGCCAGGCTCCCGCCAGGTAAGCCGAGATCGCCCCGCCCAGCGTGATGGTGACCGCTCCAGCGGCAATGCTGAAGGTCGTTCCGGCGTCCACGTCTTTGTGGTCCGTCAGTTCGCCGTAGAACAGCAGGTTTCCGGCCGGGGAGCCGTCGTCGTCCCAGATCCCGATATGCGTAACATGCCCCCAACCGCCCGCTCCTGCCGTTGGGAAGTTGATCGCATTGGTGTTGTGGGTATGGCTGGCGGTGCTGGGATTATCCCAGGTCGACACATTCACACGAGCATAATCCGTCCCGGAGCATTCCGTCCCGGAGGCGTCTTCCGCCGGATTTGCGGTATGCAGGCTCACCCAGATGGATGTCCCCGGCTTGGTGTAAGCCGTGTTTCTCAACACGTGGTTGATCATCTTGGTTTCAAGATAATCAGATTGGATCGCTTCAGTCATGTTTACTCCTTTTTATCTTGCTGGTGGTGGATAGTTAAAACAAAGCACCCGATGCCTCACTGGCATCGGGTGCAATAGCCGATTCTTACCCCGGATCGTTCCCAGGGTTGCTCTTTGTCGCCCTTTTATTATAGCACTTTTTTTCTTTTCTAAACCGTCCATCGTCCATCGTCCACGGTCTTCATCCTCACATTCCCCACTCCTCGTCCAATATATCGCTCATATCCCCCTCCTTCAACGCCTGCATCCGCACCATCGCCGTGATGATGCATGCCACCGGGTCGATCCGGCGCGTGTCTCCCGATTTCCGCTTGCTCAGCATGATGTTCTCCTTCGTGTCCACGATCTCACGCGCATTCCCCACTGCCCAGGTCAGCAGCGGACTGCCGTCATGCACCAGCTTCCCGGCCGCCACGTATTCCCGCAGGGTCTTGGTCGGCTCGCTCAGGATCTTCATCCATTGAGCGATCTCCACCGTGATGTATCCAAATTCCGCCATCTCGATCGCCGCATGCGTGGCATTATAGGGATCATATGTTATCTCGTGCACTTTCCAGCCGTACTCCTTCTCGCTGCTTTGCACGTATTCCTGCACCCGCCGGTAATCCGTCACGTCCCCGTCCGTGATCGTCAGCCAGCCCTGCCGCCCCCACTCCCGGTATGGGATCTTATCCGTCTGCTCGTGCATGTCCACCGCCCCCTCCGGGATGAACCCGTGCGAGCATACCGCCAATCGCCCATCCTCCAGCCAGAAGATATTTCCGCAAGCCGTCAGGTCGATCTTCTTCGACAGGTCCCACCCAACCACCGTCAGCCTGTTCTCGGTCAGCTCCAGAAACTCCTCCCTCGTCACCGCACATTTCTCCCAGGCGCTCTTGCTCTCTCCCAGGGCGGGCACCAGGTAATTTCCCATGTAGGTGGACTCATTTCCATGCACCCAGATGTTCAGTTTCTTGACCCGGAACATCCGTATCTTGGTCGGATCCTTCGAACCGAACGCCTCGTCGTGCGTTTCCTGGAACTCCCTGGCCGTGATCGGATCCGACATCAGCAGCGGGTTGGCCTTGGTCCAGTTGGCCGGGTCGTGCTCGTCATCGCCTTCGTCCATCTCCCGGATCATGGCAAAGTAGCGCGGGTTATCCACCTGGCCGCCTAGGATCAGCTTGCAGTATTCATATTCTTTGTGACATGGGCTTTCGGTATCCATCCCCGCCGTGGTGATCACCAGCAGCAGCGGCTGGGCGCGCTGGCCCTGGGCAGTCGCCATCATGTCGTACAGCTCCGAGGTGGCATGTGCGTGATATTCATCCACGAAGGCGCAGCTCGGGTTGAATGAATCTTTATTCTTGACCTCGCCGCTGAACGCCACCATCTCGCCGCCGCGGCTCTTGTGGTTCAGCTCGAACTTCCCGACCTTCAGCCTGCTTCGGATATCCCTTGACTTGTCCGCCATCTCCTTGGAGTTATTGAACAGCGTGCGCGCCTGCTTCTTGTCCACCGCCGTGCAGTACACCTCCGGGCTGGCTTCCATGTCCCCCACCATCATGTACAACCCGATCCCTGCCCCGCGCGTCGTCTTGGCATTCTTCCTCCCTTCCGTAACGAACGCCTTGCGGAATCGCCGCATCCCTACCACACGCCCGTTCGTCCGCTTTATCTTCTCGCTCCTGGAGACCCACCCGAATATGCACGACACCTCCCACCGGTGGCTGTCGATCAGCACGATCGGCTGGCCAGCCAGGCGCCCCTTAACGTGTACCAGGCTGGCAAACCATTCCACCGCCACGAAGTCTGCCTGCTTCCGGTCGAACGTCCACTCATACGCCGGATCCACCGCCGGTACCACTTGCCCGGTCGCGGCCTCGATACGCCTGGCCACCGTCCGCGGCAGCTGCCCGGCGCGTGCCAGGTCGTGCAGGTGCCGCAGGCATGCCAGCCTTTCCATGCGTCCCACGACTCTGCTCTTCTCGACGCACTCCAGCGCATACCTGGTGGTAAACGATATGGCAGCCATCAATCAAATTTCTTCCCGAACTTGTCCGGGGACTCGTCCGCCAGCTTCTTCACGAGCCGCGCCCGGGCATTTGGTGTAAACCCGAGCTTCTCCGCGTACCCTGCCAGGATCCTGGCATAAGCCTGCAGCTCCTTGACCATGTCGCTGGTCTTCGGGCTGACGCTGGCCGTGATCTGGTATTCCACATACGCGTCACAATAGATGGCCAGCATCTCGGTGTCCAGCACGTCCAGCAAAACATTCGCGGCATTCAGCCCGGCCACCTCCTCGATCTTCCGGTTCCACACATCGCGCGCTCTCGGACTCAGCCAGCTGGGTGGTATCAGCTCAGCCTTCTTCTTCCGCTTTAGCTTTTCCGCCGCCTCAGCGCGCGCCGTTACCTGGGCCGTGGTCCAATGCTTCCCCCGGCCCTTTTTCCCGATCTCCATCGTCTCTACAACTACTGTTTGCGCTGGCATATTATGCGGATCTCATCAGGGACATATTTTCGCGGATGTTACCCACTCCGGTTTGGCCTCCCTAAGCAAAACTTTTTTTGCCCCCTCCCTTCGAACCATCGAGATAATGTTTTTTGTTATCACATTGTCTGCATAGACCTTCAAGGTTGCTCCAATCATCAGTGCCCCCCTGTCGCCGTGGCAGGATATGGTCAACGACCTTGGCAAGGACATAGGGTTCATGCGTGCCATATGTATTGACGCAATACGGATGATTTGCAAGATAAGGGTCTCGAACATTCGTCTTCCAATCCCATCCATAGCCACGTTTGGATGCAGATACCCTATCATCCTTCGCCCGCGGCGGACGTGGATGCTTTGGACACTCTTGACCTGGTCGCAATAGATTTGTGCAACCAGATACATGACATGGATGCAATGATCGCTTAGGCATTCTTTATGCATTCCGACAGCTTGATCAGTGCGCCTTGCCCAATATACCAGTTGAATTTACATTGGCATTGTGTGCACTTTATATCCAGTGCCGTGCCGATCAATCGCATGCGCAATGGTGGCATGATCTTGGGTGGCGTCCATATGGATTCCTGGTATAAAAACAATCCAGTCACCTTGCCAGACTCTATTTCTATCTCACCCAGCTCCCCAACCACATGACCAACGCCATCCTTCCCGCCGCACCACCAGAATGTCCGATTGTCTGTTGGCATGCTCAGCTCCCCGTTTCCGTGGCAACGCCCATCATCCGTCGCATTGGCAGTTGCCAATTCTCCAAGGCTACTTGCAGATCGTATGGATCCCCCAACTCCTTGCGAATTGCCTGCCAGATCGTCCCGACCGGCGGCACATTCGACCAGGTATTTTCCCGCAATACCCTGGCGATACTCTTTTCGAGCAGTCCAAGCGGAACATCACCCAATTGATCCCGATAGACTTTTAGCCGGTTAGATTCAATCGGCTTGCCTATGGCAGTCCACAGTTGACCCAATACGCCCATCCAATCAGCCAAAGCAGCTTCGTAAATTTCTTGCTCCGTCCAATCACGCTCCATGAGCAATCTCCTGGATAATCCGCCTGTTGTATTCCTCGACCGACTCGCGTGGCGGCAATTTCCCCGCCCTGGCGCTCTTAAATCCATCCCGCTTCCACCGCTGCAGGATCGCCTCGCAGTATTTCCAACTCCTGGCATTGCTATCCACCGCCTCCTGGATCGCCGCAATCACCCATGCGCCGGTATAGGTCCGCTCCGCGTCCTGAACAGCATCAGAGATCATTGGAGTCAGCATCCCTATATTCGCCTGATAAACTGCGAAAACGTTTTCTCCTGAAATAGAATCCGAATCCGAATCAGAAACAGAAACTGAATTAGAGACAGAGAGGGAGGTATCGCTACCCCTTCCATACCCTATCGATACGGTATATTCAGGATGTTTCTCAAAAAAGAGACGCTTCAATTCACAATCTGGCACAGCTGTAATGTCCGCTTCGATGCGCGCCTTTAGCTTAGGGCTGGTGCTGGATTGGTACTTCGGCATATTCACGACCCATAAAACAGAAGCATTGAAGTCATAGTAGGCTTTGTCCGCTTTGGTGTAGACTTCCAGGCACTTCTTGATCGTGTCTCTGTCTATGCCAGTCTCAAATGACATGACTCGGATCGGCAACTCATATAATCCACAAACGGATGCTCTTTGATTGCTAAAAAGATACATAAACAACAATTTCTGTTCAGACGATAGCTCGATAAACCAACTATCTGCCCATATTTTAGTATGACACTGCCTGTAATCTGCCATTATTTATTTCCCTTTGCTGGATTTTGCTACTTCCAGCCGGCGCAGATTTTCTACCGCCTCCTCCACCCATGCCGGCACCTTCCGCACCCGCTTTAAGCGGGTATGGCACGTCACGCAGATCGGCGGCAGGCCCAGCCGTTGACGGGTATCAGAGCGGGCAGGGGAGTAGCCCTTCATGGCGATACGATGAGCCAGCCCGGGGTTCGGCTTTCCTTCTGCAGTCGTGACCCTGGATAATTCCGCTGTTATCCGCCATGAACCGTTATTCATGTGCCTGAGCCATAATTCTTCAGCCAGTTGATCTAATGTTCGTTTCATCGCTTTTGACCGCTTGGAGCCCGTGTTACAAGTCGTAACGCGGCCTTATTTGGCCTAATCGCCTCCCGCTTAGCCACCAGCTGCACCTGCCACAGCCGCACGCACTCCTGGCACAGCAGCACCCCGCTGACGGCCAGCGTGGCCCCCTCCGCCGGGAAGTTCTTCCCGCAGTACCCGACCAGTATCTGCTTGTCATAGCGCAATATTCGGTGCGCCTGGTTGGCGTGCGGGTGATCTTTCATCCACTTTCCGAGACTGTCAGCCGGTCTCATGCCGTCTCCTTCGTCCGATTCATCATATTGCTCCTTGTTTTCTCGCACTCACCGCACGCTCACGCACGCACCGTATGCTCATTCTGCGCCTCATCCTGGGAAAGTGGGGAACAGCAGCATCGCCAGCCCAAACAGCAGCACGATGACGGCCAAGATAAGCCACCTATGACGGTATATCTTTTTCATGGCTCTCCTTCGGGTGCGCTTTCAGCCACATAGAACACCTATTATTTCGTTCCATCGAATCGGGTTCTAACATAGCTTCCCTCGCCTCATCCTTCGCGGCGCGCAGTTCGGCAAGGTCCCTGTTAACTTGCTCTAACTTCCCTGTTTGGTGCGCTAAAGCAAGTTTCAAGGCAACAATGTCATTTTCAAGTGCTTTTGTACTCATGGTTTTCCTTTCTGCTCTTTCGCAGGTGAGAAGTAACGCAGCACAGCCATGCCGGTCCGCGTGAATCTGTACCCCTGCGCCGGCGCAGATGGATTGACATACTCCACCAGCTTTCGTTTCATCAGCTCAGCACGCAAAGTATAAAACGCTGGCTTGCTGAATGGCTGCCCTCTACCTATCCAATGTCCCTCAGCGTATGGCACACCCGCCAGGATACCGAACGCCAGGCTGCGTAACTGCTCCTGGCTGGTCGGTAAGTCGAAGGTACTTTCGTGCCAGCCGCCCTCCGAGGTATCCTTCAGATTGATCGTCACCTGGGGAATGTCATTACCCACAATTCCATCCCCATCTATGTCGGTATTGAGCAATCGTTCTAGACTCGCCAGCCTGAACCAATGCCTCTGGTAGGTCAGCCACGCCAGCCCGAACGTCACGACAAACGCACCCGCGCCCCACGTCAGGCAGTTCGTCCACCATTGTTTTTTAGCTATGGCAATGACCAGCGCCAGCGCCCCGCCGATCACTCCCCACACCACGGACTGGATCAGCGGCAGCTCCGCCCCCGCCTCCACCGTATGCAGGTAGGGCCGCGCATCCGGTTGCACCACTTCCGGGAGTGGCTCAGGTTTAGGCCGGTAGTAAGGATTACCGACGAATGTGGTGGTCTGCTTGTAGCGTTTCATGGTCGCCTGTTTTCGCTGCGTGGGTGCTGGAATATCAGACAAACGATATAGACAGCCCCCAGCATTTCGGCTATTTGAACGATGCTGCAAAAGTTATCCAGCAGGAAATACAGGACGGTCATTTCGTCTTTATCCTTTATGCCCTTTGAACCCGATCTGCCTCGCAGCCCGTTTGCAGCGCATCTTGCGACATTTGCCTTCGCCAATACCCATCTTAGTCTTGCGTAATCTTTTGGATTCGAACTTTGGCTTTGTCTCCACGGGTGCAGGTTTATAGGCTACCTTCTTTGCTCCGGGTCTGCTGAACACTTTCTTCATCAGGTCATGCAACATGTTACGGAACATGCGGTTTCTCCTTCTTCAGCAACCAGGTATGCTTTGCAAAACAGTAATATTTCGGTCTGAAATCAGAGCAGAATACAGCCGGGTAATACTGCCGCATGCGCCTGGGAGCGAATATCGCCAGTAGCATTCCCGCCAGACATAATGCGAAGATGGAATGGTATTTATGCCGGATCATTTTTAGATCAACCTCACCTGCACCGCCTCGCCGAACTGCGCACGCGCCGCCTTCAGCATCGCCTGGCGGGTTTCGTTCATATCTGCAATTTTGGCACTAAACTCCATCCGGTCGAACTCGTCGAAGGAGGCCCATGTATCTGCCATGTAATAACCTCCATCAACTCCCGGCATCGAGCAGATTAGATTTCCCTTGCGCCTCAGCTGCTTAATGCATTCCCGCACAGCCCGCTCACCCGTTCCGTGGCCCATCTTCACCAGGGCCAGCACCAGCGCTTCCCGCCCGATCGCCCGGGCGCTGCCGATGTGATATGACAGGATGAACAGCACAGCCTTCTCCAGCCCGGCCGGATAAGTCAAAACATCCGGATGACTCGTCGCTGTCGTGATCATGCTTTCTCCGTTTCTGCAGGAACGTCCTTCGGCCAGTAAGAGGCAGCCCTCTCCAGCC